CCAGGGCGGTTAAGTCCGTCCTTGCCGACAAGTCCAGGCCGGCGAAGACAGGCCCGTCGAATGGCTCAGGCTCGGCACCGCAGGCTTTCCACACGTCGGCAGATATGAACGGGTTCACCGCGCTCACACGCTGATTGAGCACCAGCCAGCGGAACGTCGCCTCTGCGGACGGAAGTCGCTGCGCTTGCTGGGCTTGCTCCTTGACGTCTTCCAGGCTGCGAAACAGGCCCATGGCGGGGTTTGCTGCGGCCCATGCTTCGGTGTCCACCAGCTCGCAGTCCTTCGGCGCTGCATGAAGGTGGCAAACAGTTTTCTTGTCGGCTCCCGTCAATGCATCGTCAATCCACAGACTCAGCAAATCGGCGTCGGTGGCCGCCTGAGTCGATATGACGATCAGCAGCGGGTTTTCGTGCGCGCCCTGGCTGGTGGTGATGGCGTCAATGAAGTCTGAGCGTGGGCCTCGCACCTGGACGGCTTCGTCCAGGATGGCAAGCACCGGGGAAAGTCCATGCGCTGTCTGGCCATCAGCGGCCAGGGCTCGATATTCGGTGTTCAGCGGCAGGCCGATAAGCCTTTTCCCGCTGGGCACGATGCGCACGCGCTTCGCCAGCTCGGGGCTTTGCTGCACCATCTTTGACGCCAGGTTGAACACGAGCGCCGCCTGATCGCGGCTCATGGCACCACTGACAATCTGAGCGTTCGGCTTTGCCTCGGGGCCGACAAGATGCGCCAGCAGCAGACCCGCAATCAGCCCAGTCTTCCCGTTCTTGCGCGCGATGGACAAGATAGCTCTACGGGTGCCGGCTGGGTTGTCGTAGGTGTCGCGGATGAACTGCTTTTGAAACTCGGCCAGCACCAGCGGTTTGCCCACCAGCGCACCTTCGGGCACGCGGCAGAATTTTTCAATGAACTGGATCACCAGCTCGGCGCGGGTCATAGCACGTACAGCTTGGGCAGTAGCGGATCGTCTTCCTGCTCGCGGGCTTCACGTTCAGCCGTGGCCGCTTTGCCGGCGTCCCTTGCTTCGCCCACCGTGGCGAGGGCGTGGACTTGGATGGCGCGGGCAATCATGACCACGCGCTTGGACAGCATTTCCAGGGCTTTGGCGGTCGGGTTGATCTTGTCGCCCAGGACATAGCCCTCAACGTCCAGTTGCGCTTGCAGCAGCTCCATATCGGCCATGGCGCGGGCCAGGTGCGCCGCTGAAACGAGGTCGGCCGGCGTCCAGGTGCTGCGGGCCTTGGACTCGACGATGCGCTGCCAGAACGGTTGATCTTGTTCGCGCAGGGTGACACACAGGGGCGGCTCGATAGGCGCTTGTGCGGCATTCTGGTAAGCCTCAGCGGCAGCGTGGGCGCTGTCGGAGCGCAGGCGGCGGGCAGTGGACTTCATGGCAGTGAGTTAGCGTTGAAATTGAGGGAACAGGGCGGTTCTGGCGAATCGGTTGCTGGCGATTTCTGCCAATGACTCGACGGATCAAGCGGCCAGCCATTGCTATCACATCCATAGCTAACTGCCTTGCCCATGTCGGCTTGCGTCTTCCTCGAATGGCATTCGTGGCACAGCGGCTGCAGGTTGTCCATGTTGTTGTTGGTCGGGTCGTTGTCGATATGGTCAACGTCGGTGGCTGGGCGCAGACAGGCGGGGGCACACATGCGGCACAGGGGTTCAGCAATGAGCACACGCGCACGCAGCAGGCCCCACGCCTTGCTGTTCAATGCGAGCGTGCGGCCCGTCTCAATCTGGCGTTGCTTGAGCGTCTTCATGGTTGGTCGGCTTGCGGGCAGCATTGGCGTAGCGCTTGCTCGGGTAGTCGCCCAGGGCGGCGGGTGCTGGTGCCGGGGCTGGCTGGTTGTCGATGCCTTGGACGGCGGGCAGGTTTTCCAGCTTGCGGGCTTCGCTGCGCAGCATCCAGCCGTCGCGGATACCCGACGAATAGAAACTCGCGCGGGTCGCTGAATCACCGCGTAGCAGGCCCTCCACTTGATGCTCGGCAAAGTAGATTCGTCTGCCGGCCTCGGTCAGCAGCTTCGATTGAATGGCTTGCTCCCATGCCACCAGGTGCCGACGTAGACTGAGGGTGACGAACTGCCGCGCCATCTCCACGCTGTTGGAGTAGTTGCCATGTCTCAGATCACCGATCACGGTCGGCGGGACGCGGAACAGGCGGGCCACTTCCTCCACGCTGAACTGACGTGCTGCGATCCATTCGGCGTCTTCCAGGGTCATTGAAACCTGCTGAAACTCCACGCCGCTTTCGAGGATGGCGGTCTTGCCGGCGTTCGCTCCTCCCGCATGTTGCGATGCCCAGCTATCGCGGATGGCAATCCTTTGCTCAGGCTTCAACAGGCCGGGGAACTTCAACACACCCGATAGGCGGGTGCCGTTGGCAAATGTCCCGGCTCCATGGTCTTGCTCGGCTTGGGCCAGGTCAATCACACCACGGGCGGCTTGGATGGGACTGATCCCCAGCACGCCGTCAGGCCCCAGGCGGTGGCGCAGGTGCAGGACTTCATGGGACAGCAGGCGGATCAGCTTGCCGCCGCTGTCGGTGTATTCATAGGCGAGTCGTTCACCGTTGCGGATCACGCTCACGCGGTCGGGGTTGATGGGCCACAGGGCAGACACTTGCCCGCTACCGTCGAACTCGATGCGGGCATAGGCGTTGCCTCGAAGCAGGACGTTGGCCTGCATCAGCTCCCGGAACTCAAGGGCCGTCTGGTGCTCGTTGGCCTGATCGTGCAGCACTCGATACAGCGGGTGCTCGCTGGCGCGGGTGCGGTCTTCGCCGTCGCGTTTGAAGAGGATCAAGGGCAACGAGCCCACGGTCTCGCTGATCGCTTGCACGCAGGCATAGACAGCACTGATGCCCTCAGGCTCGCTGCTGCCAGTCCGTAGGGCTTGAAACGCGGCCCAGGTGTCATTCGGGTTGTAGGCCCGACGTTCGTAGCCCATGCGGCTGGCCAGGCGTTGAATCAGTCCCATAGACAAGTCTCAAGCCACAGGCGGCGGGTGTCGTTGTTGATGATGTTCTTGCGGGTGCGCAGGGCAACCGACGTATCGGCATACGCGGGATCAGCGGTCAAGGTGACTTCGCTCAGCTCCACGTCCAGCAACTCCCGCACCAGTTGCGCCCCTCGCTGTTCCCAGCGGTCGCCACCGTCACGAACGCGGAACCCGAAGGAACAGCCGGCCACGTCGCCACGCTCAACGAGGATGGCGAGGTCTTTGCCGTGGGTGGTGTTCGGTAGGTCAAGCTCGAACGCCAGGCCGTGCGGGTCTTCGCGCAGCTTCAATGTTTTGCTGCGCGTGGTTCCGAGTAGCGCATCGCCTTGATGGTGGTAGAGGGCGCGAATGTTGGAATCCGATTCCAGGGACTTGCGAAAGGCACCATTGCGGATGACCTCAACGAACCCGCCCAGGTCGGTTTCGCTGTTGAAGATCGCGGCGTAGCCGTGCAGCTTCTTGCCGTCGCTGCGCAGCTCGCCAGTAGAGCGGACTTCCAACATTCGCTAGCCCTTACAGCGCCACGTCCTCAGCCACCACGAACGACTCGGGGTGACGCAGGGCAATATCGACCGTGCTCATTGCGCGAACCAGCACGTTGCCCTTGGAGTAGGCGGTCTCAGCGAAAGGGTTGACCAAGATATCCAGCTCACTCCAGATGCCCAAAAGCACTTGAGACCAGTCACCCAGGATCAGCCGGCCCGTGTTCGGGGTGCCGGTTTTCTCGGGGACTTGGTTGCTGAAGTAAGCCGGCAGGTCAGCCATTCGCCCGCCTTCCAGCAAATAGCCGGCGATGCCGCTCGCCTTGAGGGTGCCGGCCAATTTCGCCTTGACCTTCGTCGAACCCAGCCAGTTGGCAACCGGCGCATTGCTCAAGTCGGCTTTCTGCACCATGCCCAGCACGCTGGCCCAGTTCAGGGTCGCCAGGTTCGCCGTCTGGATACCGGTCGTTTCCAGCACGCCCTTGGGTTGGTTGGTGCCACCGCCTTCGATCAGGGCGGAATCGATGGCTTGCGCCAGCATGGCGGACAGGTCGGAGCGGACAAGGGCCTCAATGTCCGGGCTCGATTGCATGATGAGCTGCCGGCTCATTTCGCTCATGCCGCCGGCGTGTTTCGGGCTCAGGGTCACTTCGCTGAAAGCCATGTCCGAAGGGCTCAGGGCGGCGTTTTCTGCAACCCAGCCGACGGTTGTCCCGGTGCCATGTTTCGGAATGCTCACGTTGCCAGTCAATCCGCTCAACACGCGCACACCCAGCCGGCGGGCAAGCAGCGAATTGCGGAAGGGCTCGATGTACTGGTCTGCGCGATGGTCGGTCGGCACCAGCTCACCGGCGCTCGACGTGGTGCCCACGCGCTGCTCAAGGGCGGCCAGCGGGACGAACACACCTTGCGCCTTGCGGCCCGTGCGGCGCTCGGCTTCTTGCGAGTATTCAGCAGCGGCACCACTCAGGGCGCGGCCCTCGACTTGCGCGCGGATCACTTCCACCAGGTTGACCTGGCGCTCCATGGCCGCGCGGGGCTTGTCCACCGGGGCACCAGCGGCGCGGCGCTCGGCGTCTTCCAGGAAGGTGGCGCGGGCTTCGTCGGCTTCGAGCGCCTTGATCTCGCCCTTCAGCTTGTCGAACGCGGCTTGCTGTTCGGGGCTCAGTTGCGCGTTGCCGTCAACGAGGGCGCGGGCTTCGGTCACTTTCAGGGCGCGGGCTTCGCGCAGGTCGTTCAGTTTCATGGTCGGTGCAATTGCAAAAAGTCCTAGGTGCTGGATATATACCCAGTGTCCATGCGATTGTCAAATACTATTTGCCAGTGTGGCGAAAACGTGCCATCGCGCGCGGGTTGCATGGCAAAGCGCAGTAAAGCCAATTGATTTTAACAATGGTGCCCTTGATGCGCTCCAGGTCATCGCCAAGGGCATCGGCGCGGGACAGGTGCTCATTGATTCGTCGCTTGCTTTCGCCAGAGACGGCTTCCGTTTCAGCCGCGAACGACGTGTTACCACGTCCGCCCAAAGTGGGCGGATTCCGCCCAGTTTCTGGATGCAGCGCCTCCCAAATTTGCTTGCGACGCTTGATGGCCTGCGCCCGCGCGCGCGTGGGGCTGTCGGTAGCTGCAAACCTCGTAGTTAACTACGACCTTTCGCTGGCCGTGCCCCTCAGCCGTGGGCGCTGGCCTACTGCTTCGGGTAGCTGCGCAAGGGCACTGTCTGGAAAACCGGAAAACCGGAAAACCGAAATCCCAGTTTGCCCATTTTGCTATCGTTGTAGTAGCGCATTGATAGTGTAGATACTGGGTTTCCCGGGTTTTTCAGGTTTTCTTGGTTTTCTAGGTTTTTCGGTTTTTAGGGTTTCCAGATAGCGGGGTAGCTCAGGCGCAAAAAGCCGGTTTTTCAAGCGTCGTGTAGATCGTCGCGTTGTCTGCGCCCTTGCCTACCGTCCAGCGGTGCCCATCGCCCCAGCGTGCGCCCGTGTGCCCGTCAAGCACCTTCACCACCTTCGTGCGGCTCTCGGCGGTGTAGTCCCGCACGGCGGCCACCAGCTCCGTCCGTTTCAGCGGCCCATCGGCCAGCGCCGCGCGGATTGCATCGATCAGCTTTGCATTGCGCTCCAACGCCGCCGCCACCTTGTCGGCTTTCTCAGCATCGGCGATTTGCTTGCCGTCCATGGGTTGCACGCTATCCAGCTTTTGCCGCCACGTCATACCGGCGCCGCTGCGGTATTCCAGGCCGTAGGTGCTGGCCACATCGCCGCGCGCCTTCAGGTTGTGGAACGTCACGGCGCGGGACTCATGGCGCGCCACCACGTCCAACGTATAGCCGCAGTCGGCATCGTCCAACTGGTCGGTGGTGCCTTGGTACACCAGCGCCCCATCGTCGCCTCGGTGCTTGTTGACGTGCGCCAGCGCAATGACAGTGCCGCCGGCCATGACAAACGCGCGGATGGCCTTGTTTGCCTCGGTCTGCTTTGCCTTGTCCATCAGGCCGATGAACTTCTTGAGTGTGTCCAGAACGATCACGGTGCCGCTGGCCTCGCCGTCCTTCGCCATGCGCTGAAGCTCGGGCAGCAGCATCGATGAACGAAAGTCGTTTTGACCATCGGCCATCATGTTGAACCCGACTTCCTCGGCAAACTCCAGCTTATTGACAAGCCCTCGATAGGTATCGTCGCAGTTGAGATAGAACACGCGGTCGCCATCGATCACGCCCGCCTTGATGGACTCGCGCAGCATCCACAGCGTCAGCAGCGTTTTGCCGGCGTTGGGCTCGGCATAGAACACCGTCCACTGCCCGAGTAGCGCCAGATGAGGCAACACCTCGACCTGCTCTTTCATGCCCTTGCGCATGTCTTCGCTCCTTCCCTTGAGACTGAAACGGGCAAGGCCCGATGGCTTGATTTCATGACGGTGTGGCGCGATGCGCTCCGCGTTTTGCAGCGCCTGCTGGATTACTTCGCGTGCGTTCATGCCGCTTCCCGGATCATGTCGTTGAGGTCGTTTTGATCCTGGCGGGTGACGAACACCTCAACCCCAGCGCCGGCCCATTGCGCTGCACACTGGCGCGCGGCGGTGATGCCTGCCGCGTCGTTGTCGCAAGCGATGGTCAGGGACTCGATACCGGGCAGCGGCCCGAACTTGCCCAGGTGGCCAGCGTCGATCAGCGCCCATGCCGGCGTGAATGCGTGCGCCAGGGACAAGGCGGTTTCAATGCCCTCAGCCACGCCCAGGCCGTGCGTGACGGCTTCGTCAGGCCACAGTCGAATCACGCCATCGGCCAGCGAATGACTTGCCAGCGGCATCCTTGACGGGGACACGTCGGCTTTGCCCGTGGCAGTTATCCAGGTGCGATGCAGACTCAGCGGCTTGCACGTCCGGGCATGGGTGACAAGCCCGATCAGCGCCGGCCCGACATGTCCAGTCGGGTGCTTGACTTGCGGATGCCAGCGAAGATCACCATCGGCAGGCGGTATGACGCAATGGCGGGCGTGAAGGTACTCAGCGGCCACGCCATTGATAGGCAGGCACTGCGCCCACAATTCGCGGCCCCAGTCGCTCAGGCTGGTGCGCTTTTGCCTGAGCGGTGCCACGCTGGGCGGTGCGTAGCTGGTGCCCTTCTCGGTCGCCACGTAGCCGCACCTGAAGCAATGCGCCACCATGCCGTTGTCGGGCTTGATGGTGATGCTCAGGGCGGTGTCCTTGCGGCCTCGGTCGCAGGCTGGGCACGGTGCGCGATGATCTCCGACAGGCAGGTGTCGGTATTGATCCTGCGCCGTGCTGGCGATAGAATCGCGGTGTTGGTTCTTTTGGAATGCGCCCTCTGCTTGCCGGCTAGGGCGCTTTTCTTTTGCCTCGGTCATTTAGGCGGCCTCTTTCTCTTTGCGCGCCTGGTAGCAAACCGGGCGGCCCGCGTCAGATTCAGCTTGGAGAAAATCAACCCATGCCGCAGCATCAGCCGGGCGTGCAAACCGGCGTCTGCCGACAAGGAAGGTTTTCAGGTGGCCCGCGTTGATCGCCGCGTAGATCAGCGGCGGGGCCTCGCCCGTGGCCTCGGCAATATCGGCCATCGACAATTTCAGCTTCTGCATATCAATTCACCCTTTGCGTTATGCCGCGAAACACGGCGACGGGGTGAAGATATTTAGGGCGCGCTCCCTATGGAATGGTTTGCACGGATCGGGGCCCAAACTGTGCAAACTCTATTTGAATGGCTTTGTCAGCTTCTTTTGTCTTTGCTCTACTTCGTTGAACATGGCCGTAGCGGCCCGCACAGCGTAGGGTGCATCAAGCTTCTTGAGCGCCAGCTTCACGGCGGCGTCAACCGACATAATTCCTTGATCGGCCATGATCGTTCGTGCGGTGAACCAGATTTTATTGGCCCACTTTTGTTTGCGTCGATTCGATACAGCCTTTGTGCCCGTGGCTGGTAGTGATTTGTCGAAACCAAACTCTCGGTGCAAATCGCACGGCGGCGCGTCTTTGGCGGGTTCTGTACGCAGGCGACAGCCGATATTCAGCAGCTCGTTGCCAATCCAGTAAGGCATGGGGACGTTTTCCTCTGCACAATACATCAGCGCATAGAAAAGCGCAGAACGATCTCCTTGCTCAAAATCTTTTCGCCGGACTTCTAAATGCCCATGCACTGCAACTAGCGACTGAGCGCGGATATTTGAATTTTCACCGTCGCGGCGTACAACGCGCGCCGTGCCCTCGGGGTTAATCGCATGAGCAAAATCGGCCCATGACGTTTCGATATTGTCCAGTTTCTTTTCAATATCGGTCATCTCGTCTTGATGGTCGAAAAGGATTTGAAAGTGACGCTTGCTCACCGTGCGGCCTCCAACTTGGCTACAGCGTCGGCAAGATGCGCCGGCGCAAGGTGGGCATA